TACAACAATAAATCGACTGCGAGAAGTTGCCAAGTGAGAAGGGTCCGCCGCCCACACAACACTCGCCACCTCGGGCTTCACAGCAACCGTTGTCGTCATCCAAGCACGCTCCTTCACATTTTTCCACATAGTCTGGAGATTGGCCGCCACAATCGGAATCTGGGTCCCACACCACGCACTTGTCTATACACCTGAACTCACAACATTCTTCGGTAACATCATCACAACACGCTCCGCCACCGTCATCATCAGGGCAACAGGTTGTTCCAGATGAACAAGGACATCCTTGTGGTATACCACAAGGACTGCTTGGGTCGCGTCTGGGTGGACATACACTATCGACATCGCACGGGCAAGCCTGTTCACAAGCACCATCAACAAAGTATGGGGTTCCAGTATCACAACACCCACTATCGTCTGCTTTGCAATCTGTTTGACAGGTAGCCTCGGGGATGGTGGCGCAGTTGTTGAAGTCGTCACAGCATTCTGCTTCTATTCCAACACCACAACTAGGACAGCCGCCTTCATCACATTTGGGTACACAAACGCCATCAACACAGCATTCTTCGGGGTCACAACAACCACAGGTTGTGCAATTTTGACCAGCATCGCAACAATAGTCGGGTTCGTATTCACAACAAGTTTCATCTTCATCGCAACAATGTACCTCATCATCACAAAGTTGTTGGTCACCACAACAAAGGGGTTCAGGTTGACACGGGTCTGCTTCTGGACAATTTGTATGCGGGGCTTTACAACCATCAGGACAACAGGTTAAGTCTCCCCCACAGGGGCATTCGCCATTACAACATTCTTCTCCATTGGGATTAGGGCAACAGGAGCCAGGGTCACCGCAACATTTTTGTCCAGCCGAACAAGCACCGCCATTTCCACAGCATCCTTCTCCATTACCAGATGACGAACATACTCCGTTACAGCAGTTTGGTGTATCACCCGAACAACATTCTCCATTACAACATCCGCCGTCTGGGCAACAACCATCACTACCACAACAAGAGGTTCCAGCAGGACAACAACTACCTTGACAATCAGGACATCCGCCGCCTGGACACCCACCAACACAAGAACCATTACAGCAGATGTTTGGTTCTTCGCAACATTCACCACCACCACATCCATTGCAACAAGGGAATGGGAAAGGCGCACAAGGAGGACAACCTCCACCACATCCAGCATTAGCACAAGGTTCTACACATTGTGCGCCGCAACAGATTTTTGGAGCAATACAATCTTGGTTACCTCCACAATTTTCAGGAATACAATTTCCAGCAATTGAACAATCTGTTTCATCACCATAATAATTACCACTATAGAATGCACATTGATTGTTTGTTACTTCAAGACAGAAACCATTAATACAGCAAGCACCGAGTGTTTCTCCACAAGGCGGACAGTCTAAGTCGCAACTACCATCTGTGCCAGGAGGTCCTGGAAGTCCTTGTGGACCTCTACAACCATCCGTACCAGTTTCACCTTGAATGCCAGGTTCACCAACAACTACAAGAGGAGAACCAACACAGTTGGTATCATCTGAGTCATCTGTAAATTCTGGAAAAAATCTTTGAGTAGTCTCTAAAAAGTCTTCACTTAATTCTGCATTTTCGAGTTCTCTTAGTGCATCGGTAAGTGCAGGCGTAGCAAATATTTTCTTAATTATTGTTCCGATGATTGGGTCATTAAGAGCATCACTGGTAAGTCTTTGACTCGCCGCATATCTTTCTATAACTTTTCTTGCTTGACAATAATTTAAATCATCGGTTTCGGTAAGATTTTTAATACAATTAATCAGACTAGGAAGAAAACAAGTTATTACTTCGTTTGCGTGTGTGCCTTTACATAACCATTCTGCCATACCAACAACACCAGAGGTGGATGCAATCGTGCCACAAATAGTACCTTCTGCACAATTGCCCCAAAAATCATTTAATATTCTATCGAGACAAATGTCTCCATCGCCCATTAGACTTTTGAATATAAAGGAAAACTTTTCTTTATTGTCGCCAGTAATTGATTTTAATGCACTTGTATATGAACCAGCAGTTGATAATCTTTGAAAGAAAGTATCAATGAATTCTACTTTCGAACCAGACAATTTGTCTGTGTGTATTTCAAATGCATCCAACCAATATAGCAACAATTCTAACTGGTATGCAACTTCAACTCTTTGTTGTTGTATGAGTTGTGAACATTCAGTGAGTGGACAAGTAGGACAATCTCCACCTTGTGGGGGTGGAGATGCAAGTGTAAACCCCCGCATAATTTCAAGTTCTTTTCGAACCGCAGACCTACACTTGCGAATCTTATCAGTAAGAGGATTTATTAAACCTTTACCAGTCATAACCGTATGGATAGCACTTCTCTGTTCGTTAGTCAGAGAGTCAAACGGAATTTCTATGGTATCTGGTAAGTTTAATATTGGCATTACAAACTATCCTAGTTTAAAACAAGTCACCAATCTCTGGTATGTCGGCGATATCTGTAAATTTGGGTACATCTATATTTGGCATCATATTATTAATGTTTGGGCTTAGGTCTGGAATCTGTCCTGTTAGACTGTCTAGACTACCCGCACCTTCTTGAAGTTGGGCACACAAATCGTCTAACGGATTTGATATATTTAGTTGATTTAATACATCGTCTGCGGCAGCCTTCGCTTCATTTTCCCAATCAATTTCATCAATATTTGGAATTCCAAACATCGCTGGTAGTTCAGTCAGTGTAGGAATACCAGCAAACATTGTATCGGGGTCTAGTTTTTCTTGGATACTGTTTAGACCAGTCGCAGAAAGAACAGCATCAAGGTCTGGAAGACTCGGCATTGTAGACATACTCATAATACCATCGATGTCTTTTAGTAAGTTCTTGTCACAGAGTGGATTTCCACCTCCGAATGAACCTGTAATTAAATTTGCACCTGCTCCAATATCAACAAGAGAATCCAGAGAAGGAGTGTCGGGTAGGTTCGGAAATTTGGGTGTGATGTTTCTTGGTAGGTTGCTATATCCTGAATCAAATACCATTTTTATCCTCCAAAGCCTGGATGGTTGAGATGAATATCTGGCCCTGCATTCATATATGTGTTCTTGCCAGATTGTGTTCGAAGTTGTCCGTCCACTCTTAAGTTATAATCACCACTCACATAATGTTCAAAGTCGCCGTTAACGTGTGTATAGAAACTTCCGTCTGCAAGTTCAACATTCATATCACCCTTAGTGATTTTAGTATTAATCTGTCCTTCTTCAACGTGAATATTTAAGTTCGCACCTTTACCAACGTGTATATCGAAGTTTCCATACTTTGGTTCTCCTTCAGGAGATTCATCTTGATTAATAAAAATCTTACACGCCTTGTCTACTGTAACATTTGTAAACCCATCAACGTGCATATTGCTATTCTTAAATACTGTAGTGTAACTATCATTGACAATCTTTAAAACTCTATCGCCATTCGGATGAATTTCTTCATTAGTTCCTGTTCTATGATAACGATGCAATCTTTCTCTATTGGGAGTGTCATCTATTTCAAAGGTATGACCAGATTCACTTTCGTAAACGTGATTGTGTGGGTATTTTGGTTTGTATGCAGTTTTTGGTTCAGTCCATTTTCCCTTTGGATTTTTCTCTGCGGTACTCGTGCTACTAATACCCGCCTTAACTGGTTCACAGGTAATATCAGCAGTCACAACATTCGTGTCGAGAAGTCCACCATCTCCTTCGCCTGCTTCTGAAGATTTACCACCAACGTGCTTTTGCTTCTTTCTTGGAACGATTGTTCCGTCTACTACACCACGGGCTAAACGATTTGTATCGGATTCATTCACTGCCCATTTTTTGGGATAGTTTTGTCCATAGTCATTATTCGCAATCATCGTACCATTACCATCGTGATAATATTTGTGAACCTTCAGTCCCTTACCCTTCATATTTCCTCTTGGGTCTAACTTTCTTTTTTCTTCATCTCTTGGGTCATTGAATCCTGTTTCTACATCTGTTTCTTCTTCAGGAATACCACCAATCGAACCCATCATTACTGGCTCTTGTGCGTTTTCACCATCACGGAAAAACCCAACTACCCAACTGCCTGGAACCAGTCCAGTAGGAGAAAAACCAACACCACTAATTGCTCCGCTAGTGATTGGTTGAATTGGCATTGCCCAAGGTAAGTCTTCACTTTTAATTAATGATTTATCATCGGTGTGCCAACCTAAACATCGAACACGACATCTACCAAGCATCAAGGGGTCGTCAACATCTTCAACAACGCCTTGCCACCAAATGAAACCATCTTTACCCATAAAATTTTGCATAATTTAGAATCCCATTTTTTTCAATTGTGCGATTGTCTTCGAAGAACTTGTATGATGAACACCAATACCACCAGCGGCTTTCCATTCTTTAATATTCTTTGGATGGTCGTCGATTAGAATAGCAGGTTGCCCTCGCTCATCGACTGCATATTTTCTTTTGTCTTTTCTTGCCACAATGTTAATGTCTTTTTTCGGTATGGAAGTATTTTTACTCAACCACTGATGCTTATCTTTAGTTGCATTTGGCATCCACTCGGTTGGAGCGGCAGATAAAATTCGTGGATTGTATTCAGAGATGAAATTCCAGAGTTTCTTGCCATCTGGCATCCATTCCAAATCTCTGTAAAGGTGTGGATGATTTTGCGTCAGTTCTTTTTTCTTGTCTCCAGATTCTGGACGATTCCAATAATCCTTATCAGTGTATGATTTACCAAGTGCTTTCTCTGCACCCTTCAAGAAGTTACAGAGTACTTGGTCCATATCACAATAAATTGTTGGGAATGTTACTCCGCCTCTTTGAGAAGAATCTTCCTTAATGTCTGGTTGGTCAAAGATTCCCTTGTTGTTATACGCACCAGTTCCGAAGTTCTTCGGAGCATTGTCAATAATCCATTGATATGCTTGGTCACGCAAACCTGTATCTGATGTCATTGGTTTTCCAGGCAACTTCATAGTGAGGTACTTGAAGTCCTTGATTACAATTCTGCCTGTTTGGTTAGGTCCACCGTCAATGTCATTTCCTTGTTGGTCTTTATAGAAGACAGTATGTTTTGCACCGCCTAGAATAACATGAACTGCTCCGTCAATTTCGTTTGGTGTTCCGCTTCGAATCATTTGGAACATATTGTTTGATGCACCAGAGTGAGTGTCGAGCATAATATCATCTCGTACTACTCTTTCTCTCTTCGAGTTTTGTTTTACTGCAATGGAGTAGTTGGTCAACACCCAAACGATATGAATGTCTTTTGGTTCATATCCAACGTCTTTCAACGCAGGAAGTAAACTATAAATGTCACTCTTGTCTTTGAATGTAATATCGAAAAGAATATTTGGCAGAATTCCCTTTCGTGCAGTTGTCAACAAGAGGTCGAGCGATTTCTCTTTGATTCCTCTTTTCTTCACCCACATATGAAGAGTGGTAACATCATCAGGAACACGCAAGTCTAGAACCTTTAGTTCTGGATACTTGTTCCTTAAATTTGCAATTCGAAGGAATGCTTTCTTCCACTCATCGACATCACGGGTTTTGAATTTACTTTTTTGCATAAAATGAGTTGAAGCAAAGCCTTTGCCACTGCCAGCACCACCAACCAAGAAAACAATCTGACCATAGTTTGCACCATTGGCAATGACGATTTCTTTTTCGTTGAGAAGGTGAAGGCCTTCAGTTAATTCTTCGTGTTGAGAAAAGTTTAGCATTTATTATTATTCCTACTATACTGTGTTTGCTTTGTTTTTGTCGATAGAACCAATAAAGTTTGATTGAGTTGGATATTCATCGTTTTGATTGTCCTTGCTCAACTCCATATTCATAACATAACCATCTTGTTTTATAACGTGACTTATAGAAGTAACAAGATAATTACCACAAAGGTATTTATCAAGGTTTTGGTCTTCCTTTGAACCTGGCTGCAAGGGTGTCACTTGGAGATTAACTATATCTCCACACTTTCTTCTTGAATCACCAGAGACTTCAACATTGATAACCATCCCGCCTATTTGTCGTGCCAGTGATTTTCTTCTCAATAACCAATTTGCGTATTTTTCGTTTTGCTCTACTGTATCACCACCGTGCAATTCATTTTTCTGATTTAGAGTTTTATGAATTGGACAAAAGTTAAAAAATGTATCTGGCTTGTCGCTAAATTCATCCAATGTCTCTGCAATTGGATATGATTCTTTTTCTGGTTGTGGAACGTGTTGTGTATCTTTAAAACTATCCTTCATAGAATATTCTGTGAATTCATATTTCTTACGAACGATGTCGTGTGTAAGAATTTTAGAACCATACATTCCTTGAATGTTCTCGTCTAGTCTGTTGCCTGGTTCGTCTATAATTAATCTCTGAATGTTTCTGGTTTCGAAGCCAGGGTCACGAAACCAGCCAGCGTTTTCTCTATACTTTCGTGGTGTATAGTAGTATGCCATCTTTGGGGTTTTTTCTTCAAACAACTTTTCGATTGTGCTAAAATGAAATCCTTCTCTATTTTGAAAGAATATAAAGTGACAAGCATTTGCATTTTCGCCTTGGCTTCTATCCGCTAACCAGTTGATTGCGTCAAGTGGATGCCAATTTGGAATGATAAATTTTCTTTTTTCGGAGTCTGTCTTGGTATCAATATTTAATTTGTGTTGTGTGCTTTCACCACCTTTATCTTCTAAATGCTCAGTGAAAATTTCACTAACCATTTCATCTATTGTTTTATAGTATGATTTGCTGATTCTGGTGTGTATATTTTTAAATTGTTCAGAGGATATCCCCCGAACAGTTATCATTTGTTTCTTACCAACGTCTGATATGTTTCTGGTAACAACTGCATATATGTCAAACTCAAATACAACATCCTTTTCGCCTGGAATAGTCCAAGTTGCAGTTAACTTTTCTCTTTGACCAATGATAGGAAGATGTCGAACAATATTATTTGTATCTTGCCAAGTTAAAGAGCAAGACATAGTATTTGTCAATAAGTCTTCGTACAGTTTCATATTACTAAACACATTAGCAACATCTACTTCTCCACCAGAAGGAGATTTGATTACTATTGACTTTAATTCATAATCATTATCACCTGCGTACTCATCACGAGCAGTTTCTGGTGGGTTATCCTGAACGAAGTTACTAACTCCTGCCTTTTGAATATCCTCAGTCATCTAGAAACCACCCTATTTAAGTCATCAACAACACCATTGACATATTCAGGTCTAAGTATCTTTACACTTCTTCTGGATTCGTTTAGTGCTGTTTCATATGCACGATTTGTTAATACTGAGTGGGTAGTTGTACTTCCATCTAAACTATTAACATAAGAATATAGAATTGTACTTCCAAAGGTCACACCATCAGTTGTACCATTACCAAATCCTGCACCAGTGGCACCAAGCATCACTTGTTTGCCAGAACTGGGTGGGCTTGCAAGTGGGTCTAAATCTTCATAAAGATAATTAGTGTCTGCATTCTCAAAGTGGTGAACTGACTCACCATTAATATCAACTATTCTTGTTATAGTTCCTATTTGTGCCGAGTCCTTACCGACTATCCCATCTGAAACTGAAAACCTTCCCTGTGTGTTGTATAGAGTTAATCTTCTATATGTTGGGTCGTATGACTTTACAAGTCCTCGTACTGCGGGACTCCCACTCTTATATACTTCTTCATTTGGTTTGAAATATGCACCACTTTCGTTTCCAATATAATATGCTTTACCTTCATACTTTTTTTCAATATAATCATTAAGTGATGCTTCACTCATCGGCCATTGAAAGTATGGGTCGGTAATTTCATTCATCAAAAGAATTATCCAGTGCAGTTTAGAAGAACCTAGAAATTTATATGATACTATCTCTGGGGTTTCCCCGTCCGTCACAACATACTCCGACCAAATAGAAGCCTGTGTCTGAAGGTTGCTTCGAAAGACGATTCTCTTCATTATATCCACTGCAAGTTTTCGATTGCCGTCTTTGTTTATATCGTATCGAATAAGCGGAAAGTTTTTAAAGAATGACATATATTATTCTCCTCCGTCCATTATCTTCAGACTGTTTCTTGACTGGAGCGAAAGTTCTGTGAATTCGAGAGTCAATTTCAGGTGAGTTGGTGCGCCAGTATCTTTGAATGCTGACCACATATTTGCATTTGTATAATTAACTGACAGATTTTCTAAAGCACATCTATCAATTTTTCCGATGTACTGGTTTTCTTTACCACCAGACACAAAGTAAATCTGAAACTCTGAGGGGTAATTATATAGTGCATTGTTGCCAGAATATAATTCAGGCGAGGCGTGATATTTCAAAAGTTGAATTATCGTCTGTGCATCATTTGATTCTTTTTTGTTTCTTGGGGCAAAATCAAATTCAAATGAATACTTTCTCATATTTGGCTCTTGGAACATTGATTCTTTTCTTGGATTTGAAACTCTTGCCTTTTGGTGGTCCAAAAACTTATCCATATTCTCCATAATTACGCTACCAACCGCACTAGCACCAGTAGTGATGGCCTTTTCGGCACCTTCGGCGGCGTTGCCGGCTGTTAGTTCACCAACAACTGTTCTTGCGAAGGATACGGTTTCCCATTGCCATCCGTCGCTCATATTGATTGATTGTGGAAAAGGTAGATAAATTGCATCTGAGTTTACTTTGTGTGATTTTCTATATGACGTTTGAGTAAATACCGCTTCTGTCGCGGCGGCCGCGGAGTCCGAGACAGCATTACCTATCCCACCTTCGTTCGCCGCATTGTCTCCTACATTTGAATAGTCTGGTTTTTGACCACGCGAGTTATCCAACCTAGACAGAATATCATCTTCTTGTGGAGCAGTAGCCATCGTGTCGTCTTCTTTCACTGTGCTACTGCTACCCTCAAGACTAGCAGACGAATTGGAATAAATTCGAAGTGCTATGAAGTGCTGATGTTCATCTGACTCGTCTAAGTCGCTTGGAAATTTTATTAGATTTGTTGTCATTTATCTCTCCTGCTAAATTATACCTACATATTATATATGCCATACAAAGGAAAATTCAAACCTAAAAAACCACATAAGTACATCGGCGACCCAACTAAAATTATTTATCGTTCGTTGTGGGAGCGTAGGTTTATGGTGTTTTGCGACCAAAAAGACGCTATTATCGAATGGGGTTCTGAGGAACTGTTCGTCCCCTACAAATCCCCAATTGACAATAGATATCATCGCTACTTTGTAGATTTTATTATAAAGTCAAAGAATAAAGAAGGATTTATTGAGACTAGGCTCATTGAGATTAAACCCTTTAAGCAATGTTCTCCCCCAACAAGACCAGAACGAAGAACGAAAAGATACATCAACGAAGTGAAAACGTGGGGGGTCAACAGTGCAAAGTGGAAAGCAGCCAAAGAGTTTGCTGAGAATAGAGGATGGAAGTTTCAAATACTAACAGAGAAGGAACTATTCACAGGTGGCTAAACAAATACTCACAGGTTCAAGTATATTTGATACCTTCCAGAAATTAAGAAGGAATGCTAACGTAGGCAAAGATAACTGGAACTGGTTCAGAAATACCATTAATCAGAATATCAAGGGAGTAGACCGAAATCAACTACGAGACCAGATATCATCTGACCCTATTCGAGGCAGGTCTAGACTATTCTTGGGTCAGATGTACTTTTTCTTTTACAACCAACCAGAGTATCGTAACACACTGCCATTCTATGATACATTTCCACTTGTCTTGCTGTTGAGTCGAGACAAAGATACCTTCTTCGGAATAAACTTTCATTATATTCCTCCAAAAAGAAGATTACAGATGTTCTTGTTATTGCAACAGTACAGACAAGGAAACAGGATTGTTCTTCCGTATGGTACAATGAAACGAGTGGCTAAATGGAAGATTTTCAAATCATGTTTTCGCCGATATAAAGTATCATTAATTACAGGAAATCTTATAAATATACCAGCAGACGATTGGCCGATTGCTATCAATCTCCCCGTCGAGAGATTCAAAAAGAGTGGCAAAAGAGCAATTTGGGACAACACTCTGAGGGAGGAAATAAATTAATGGCATCACCAAAAATAAAAAATAGTGTAGGGGATTGGAAAGCCGGCTTCAAGGGTATTGTCAAACCAACCCTATATGAAGTTGCAATCAGGGGTACAGGCTGGGGCAATGCTCAAAGGACTATGAGGGACGTTGAAAAGTGGGGCGATGGTACTCATTTGTATAGAGATTCTGTCATTATGTGTGAGAACGCATCGTTTCCAGGCGCCGCTATTGGTACACAACCAAATAGAATTTATGGACCAGTTCGTGAGTTTGCATATGAAAGAATTTATTCTGGTGATATTGCATTGACATTTAGAATGGATGAACAGATGCACATCCGAAGTCTACTTTCAGCCTGGCACGAATTAATTAACGACACCAACACTGGGGACTTTAATTATTATGATGATTATACTGCTGACATTTATGTTTATCAGTATCCAGTCAAGCAAGAAGGGTCTACCCGAAAACCAATTTATGGCATTCATATCGAAGAGGCTTTCCCAAAAAGCATCGGAGAGGTTACTCTAGGGTATGACCAAACGAATACATATAGCAAGCAAACAGTTGATTTTGCTTTTAGGAGATGGAGACAAATTCCATCATCAGAACTTTAAATAATTAGGAGACCTAAATTATGGCTTTACCAAAAATCAATACCCCGTTCTATGAATTGACACTCCCCTCCAGTGGAGAAACTGTTAAATATCGTCCATTCTTGGTCAAAGAAGAAAAAATTCTTCTGATGGCTATGGAAGGTGGAAAACAAAAAGAAATTTCTAACGCACTTCGTCAAATCATCACCAACTGTACAGATGGTGCTGTTCAGGTAGATAAAATACCAATGTTTGATGTTGAATATATTTTCCTTCAACTCAGAATCAAATCTGTAGAGGATGTGGCAAATGTAAATCTTAAGTGTGGTAAATGTGGTGCAGGAGAAGTCGCCGCAAAAATTGACTTGACTAAAGTACAAGTAGAATTTACCGAAGAAAAGCAAGAATTCAAAGTACAACTTACCAGTGATATTGGATTGACGCTAAAATATCCAACTCTGGATATGGTAGGAACAGACGAAGATTTAGAAACCGCAGAGCAGATGTTTGATTTGATTTGTAGATGTGTTGAGTCCATCTATGATGAGGAACAAGTATACAACGACTTCAGCCAAAAGGAAGTAAATGAGTTTTTAGAGGAGTTACCCCAAGAACATTTTAAGAAAATCTCCACATTTTTTGAGAATATGCCAAAACTCAAGCACACTGTCAAGTTTACTTGTCCAGACTGCAAAAAGAAGAACTCATATACTCTGAGCGGGTTGCAGGATTTTTTCGAATCGGCCTCTCTCACAACAACTTGATAAATATGATTAAAACAAACTTTGCGATGATACAACATCATCAATGGAGTTTGACTGAGATTGAAGAGATGATGCCTTGGGAAAGAGATGTATATGTTACCCTTTTAAACGAACACGTTAAAGAGGAAAACGAAAGAATTCAGAAAGAGCAAAGCCAATCAAAAAGAAGATAAAATGCCAGACAGAAAACAACTTGAAGATTTAACTAAAGAACTAAAAAAGAACAGCGACTCACTCAGTGGTGTCGATGCTTCTTTTAGTTCGTTTAGTGATGAATTTAAAGTTTATGTTGACTCGCAACAAAACATCACAGATGGTTTGGGCAACTTCTTAGATATGAGACAGGACTCCCTTGCGGGGTTCGGTAAAGACCTTACTGCATCTTTCCGTGCTACCCAAAAATGGGCAGATAGAATTAAATTTGATATCGCCACATTCGCAGATGAGAATATCCGTGATGTAAACGAAGGCATCCAAGCATTCGAAGAAATGCAATCCGAAACAGGAAAGAGTTTCGAGAATAGAATGGGTGGTTTGATGGAGAAGTTGCGAACCGCCGACCAAGGCGAAGCAACTGCAATTCTCCAACAAATTCACGCTATGCGTGAAGAAGCACACAAGTCACTATCATTAGAAGAAGCAGAACGACTAGACTTTATGGCAAAGACTGCCCAGAGAGGTCTGGATAGTATAGCATCCAACACAGGAATACTGAAGGGTGCTATTATGGAAACCCTTCCTTCTCTCGATAAATTCGCAGAGAGTGTGTTGGGTGGTGGTATTCTTGGTAAGTTTGCTGGTTCAGTAATTCGAAAGAAGAAGGCTGCGAGAGAAGCACAAGCGACTGCAAAAGGTATGGCTGCCTCAGGTGGTCAACAAGATGCCGCCAACGCTGCCGCTACGTCCGCAGGAGCAAATGCAAGTGAAGGTGGTGTAGACCTTGCAATGCAAATGTCCCAACAAGCAATTGTCGGGGAATTGCGAGAACACACCAAACACTTTAAGAATCTTCTTGGTATAGAAGATAAACAATTAGAGCAACAAAGAAAACAAGCAGATGGTGTTCTTGATTCGAAGGAAAGCGAAGGCGAAGCACTCGCAACCGATGAAAGACAACACGACGAAACCGTTGCCGCACTGAAAGCAGGTGGTGGTGGTGAAGACGATGGTGATTGTCCGAGAATCCCTGGCGGATTTATGGATGCAGTGTTGGGAGCGTTGTCTGGTAAGTGGATTGCACAAGCCGCAACATTCTTAATGACACCCCTCAAGAAAGTGGTTGGTGTTGTTGCAGGTGGTGTTGGTAAAGCAGTCGGTTTCCTTGTGCCAAAGAAATGGACTTCTGGTCTTTCCAAATTCTTTAAGTCATCAGACAAAGCACAAGCAACATCCATAGGAAAAACAGGTAAGTCCGCAGGGTTCCTGAAAGGAATTGTAGACAAATTCAAAGGTATAATCAAAAGCCTAATTGACACTATCAAAACTGTATTTAAGTCTATCGGTGATGTCATCAATACGATTGCTAAAAGTATTGGTAAGGTTATGAAAACAATCGGTAGGGGTATTGCCTCGATAATGAAGGGTATTGCCAAAGGTGTTGGATACTTTGGTAAGAAGAGTGTTATACTGGGTGCAGTGGCACTGGGTATCGTTGCAGGTGGTTTGTGGTTATTCTCCAAAGCAATGGTAGAATTTACCAAGGTGAGTTGGAAAGCGGTGGGAGTTGCCGCAGTCTCGATACTTCTCTTGGTGGGTACTCTTGTTCTACTTGGTGCATTAATGATGTCTGGTGTTGGTGCAGTTGCACTCTTACTTGGCGCTGCCGCACTGGTAATTGTTGCAGGTGCTATGTTTGTGCTTGGTAAAGCGATGCAAGAATTTGGAAAAGCGGCTAAGTACTTTATGCCTGTATTCAAATTGATAGGTGAAGTATTAGTAAGACTTGCCAAAGTTGCTATGCCATTATTTATGAAAGTAGCAGAAGGTTTTTCCGAGATGCTTTCGAAATTTGGCGATGCTATCCTTGCCGTCGTGACTGGCGTCAAAGAGGTTTTATTAGGACTCATTACCTCAGTGGCTCCAATTATTGATTCGTTAACGAATCTGATTGTTAAACCAATTGAGGCAATTGGAAATGTACTAGTTAATATTATGAATGCAATTGGTGATATTATAGTGAAGGTTTTCGATAAGGCCTATGAATCGATGGACAAATTCGGAGCGGCTGGACTGGCAAGCCGCCTTGGCAAGACAGCGTTAGCGATTACTGCATTAGGAATTTCACTTGGTGGTTTCGCTGCCGCTAAGGGAGCGGGTTCCTTTATCGGTTCGTCCTTGAAGGCGGCTGGCGACTTTATAGAGTTTGTTAATGTTTTCGGTAGTGCCCCACCGTCTGCAATGGAATTATTAGGATTCCTTTCCTCACTCGATACTACTGCTATGGAAAGAATACCCAATGCGTTAAGGAAAACGGGAGAAGGTCTTGCGGCGTTTGGAAGTGTGTCAATTGACACAGACGCGGCATATGAGGCAATAGGAGTTCTAGAAGAATTTGCAGATGAACTTGGACATCCAACAGTAGTCAAGGGGTTTGAGGCCTTGTCTAAAATTAATATTCAAACTTTTGCAGATGGTTTATTGTCAATATTTGAAATTGCAAAATATGTGAAGGGTGACGGATACGCTGTATTTGATGCAATTAGTGATATGATGAAGATGTTCGACCACATCCCAGAACAACTAATAGACGATAAGGCTAACGCATTTAACAGATTGGCCGATTCTCTTGGAAATGTAGCAGACGAGATGCTACGACTTGATGGTGTGGATATGACCAACGCTGGTTATGCATTACAACTTGCACAACAACAGAACATAGAAACCAAAGAAAGGGCGTGGTGGGACATACCTGGCCGTATAATGGATGGTGCAATGCAACAGCAGTCACCTCAAGCAATAATCCAGGCTCCAATGCAGATTTCTTCGCAGAACAGTCAGCACTTCCACGGCCCAATCGTATCAAGAAATCCAGACACAAGTCTAAACAATCTATTATCAAGAAGACGATAATAAAAAAGAGGACTCCCGAAGGAGCCCTCTTTCTCATCGATTTTTCGAAAGTTAAATTAACCTTCGTTTGCTAACTTCTCGAAGTACGAGAGAGCATCGCCGGACTCACCATCCTCTTCAACGACGGGTGCTTCAGCGGCTGACGACGACGAGACATCAGACTTAGGGGGAGAGGTGACCTGTTCAGCACGGGCAAAATCTTCACCACTGCTACGGATATCACTACCCACAACCTTGTGCAACTTAGTCCTAAGTTCATCATAAGACTTGAAGTTGCTTGCGTCAGTGAACTCGGTAAGGGCATATTGAGTCTTCCAAAGTTCTTCCAACTTTGTATCATCACCATCATATACCTTTGATGCTGATTCAAACTCTGACTTATCATAGTTGATAAATCCTGCAACCTTACGAACCTTCAACTTGAAGTTTGCACCTTCCCAGAAATCAAATGGATTCACGGGAGTTTCATCTGCAAATTCAGGGTTCATTGCTTCGTTGACCTTATCAAAAATCTTCTTACCATACTTGTAGAGGAAAATCTTACCTTCATTCTGAGGATTCGCAGGGTCGCTAACCACAAGAATGTTGGAGATGTAAGACAAACGACGCTTGCGATTGCGAGCAATGTCCTTATCACTGTCTTGACCACTATTCCAGAGCAGAGTATTCATTTCTGAAACTGGGTCTTTTTCACCAAGGGTAGTGCGAGAATTTTCGATGTACCAGCCCCCAGGACCCTTGAATCCGTGAGTGAAAAGACGCGCCCAAGGAATGTCTTCACCATCACAGGCGGGGAGGAATCGAATCACGGCATAGCCGTTACTGGACTTGTCAAGTTCTGGCTTCCAGAATCGGTCGTCCTTATAAGAGTCCGAACTCTTAGTAGTAAGTTTGTTCATTTCGGAAGTAAGTTTGTCGAAGCCACCTTGTGCCTTCTTCTTCATATCATTGAAACCCATAGTGTTTCTCCTTGTAAAGTGTGTACGTTGTGTACGGGATATTTGATTACTTGTAAAGTATAACCTATTTATTCGATAAAGTCAAATGCTTTCTTGCACTTTTTTCATAAGAATTTTTCGGTGTTTTGTTGTGTCTTTAATCGCCACGAATGGCTCGTAGTTCTGGCACTTTGTTCGAAGTTCATCCCAAAGAAGGTCATCTTCCATATCACGGTCGAACTGTTTCATAAAGCCAAGAATCTTATTCATAATGATGAAACTCTCAATACAAATATCTTCCCTTAATACTAGCCTCATCAGTAGTGGATGTGTTCCTTCTTCTGATACAAATATATCGTCAAAATGCATACCAGAACTTGACATTTCTTTTAGAATTGTATTAATGTCTTCGGTAAAGACCATTGTGAGTGATTGTATTCGGCGTTTCCAATCAATAAAGATTCCTTCCGCCTCATCATCCATCGCCTCTCCAACCCAGAAGTCTCCCCTCGACACAAAATTAGAAACAAGGAATCCAAAGACATCCTTTCCCTGCTTTTTGGCTAATCTATCAAAGAAGAATCGGTCTTTCCTATTTTCATAGACCCTAACTGAAGACTTCGTTTTCCCATTGAACTTAAAGTAGTCATAGGATTTTCTAGTGAAGTGTAGTTTTAAGCCTAAATAAATGCAGAAAGCCTCGTATCCGTTCATAGAGGCAATCTTGCCCCTCGTGGGAGCAGATTGGATTCTTGACCTTCGTTCTCTAGTTTCTCTATAATTGGTTTGGTTAGAAATTTTGCTGCCACCTGTGGTTCAATATTTTTCTCTTCGCATAATCCGAGAACAGCCTCGATATACCCTCCGCCGTTCTTTCTTACGAATTCTTCGACTTGGGCTGCAAAATTATCAGAATCTTCAAAAATCATATCTAAGTTCCTTATGCAATAATGATACCATAATCTGTTGGTGATGCAATAATATTTATACATAATAGGTAAACTAAAATATCTCAAGGAGAGTTTAAACAATGACAATCAACGACCCACAAGCAAATATAGCGGGAACAGACGGAACATATCCTGTTCATACCGCCTATTACCCATCAGTAGAAGGTGCAGGTTTATTACACGGTGGCTCAGGTCACTTCCAGTTAATGGGGTTGGCATTTGATAATGGTGGTAACTCTTGGGCAACCGCAACAGAAGCATCAGGATATCCTGTACGAATTCCTGCGGCTTCTACAATAGGCACCTACATCCAAGATGTGTGGGGATGTATCGGAACTGCTGGCGGTGGTTCTGCTTTTAATGTAGAAATTAAGAGTAATGCAGGACTGACTGTGAATGCAATTATATCCGACCTAATTGTTGGGATTACAATGAACCGAAGTCACGAATCTTCGACTATTGGTGTATATGGTACAGGTGGCACTGCTGTTGGTATGACTGGTTCTGTTTATATTATCAACAACGATTTATATCAACATAATGGACACGCTGTATTTGGTACAGGTGGTTCTTCTGTTGGTGGCGATGTTGGTGTGACTGGACAAGTTAAACTTGATTCGTCTAGTATTATTGGTGTGTTTGGTATGACTGCGTATGGTTCTTCGAAGGGACTTGACCTCGGTGTGACTGGACAAGTTAAAATTGACCCAACTTCAATGATAGGAATTAGTGGTGGCATTACCATTGGAAATATGGTAGACATCGCAGTTAAGATGCCATCAAACGGAGTCATTTCTGGAGCATTCACACCTGGCATTCTGGGAATGTCGCTTGCCGCCCGTGGACTATCAAGCGGAGTTAAAATTACTGCGTTTAGTACAGGTGCAACTACAGACTTTGTGTTTGTTGGTGGACCAACATCTCACGGATTGTCCCTCACTGGATATCCCCTAAGAGAAATGGATTCAATATTCCTCGAAATTGATGATATGAAATATGTTTGCGTATCTTCTGATAATGCAGCCGCTACATTTAGATACATCGCTACCTAATTGATAGTGTAAAGGAAGTATAATGGCCAGACATAGCGTCAGAAAAGGACTTAAGCATATGCTTCACGAAAGTGAAGTTGCAGGTACAACATACGGTATTCCGCACCAAGGAAACATATACACACGAATAACCCCCACAGTAGACGTTTCCATATGTAATCAAAATCCACACAGAAAACTACCAAACTCCAATGCTCTTGTGTCTGGTTATGATAATGCGGGAAATTTTCAGGGAGTAATTCCCGAAGGTAGTACCCACGGTTATTGGACAACCTCTGATATAGCAGATACACTAATACCAGAAGACCACGCTGGTTCTAGTACTGAACGATATGTGTCACGAATTATATTTGTATTTGACTTAAACCAAGCAGGAATTACTGCCGGTGATAAACTAATCGATGCACAATTCAGATTCATTTATTATAAATCAAACACAATTAAAGGTAATGACTCACACAACTGGGACTTTCATAGAATACATCCAGGCACAACTAATGCTGGAATTTCTCACGATATGGTGAATGTCTATGGTAACCAGTTAACACAAAATGCTACTTGGTATGAATTTGACCACAGTGGTACTGGTGTAAGTGGTGCAGGAGAAGGTGTTGGTCAGAGGGGGTTTGAAGGAACCACTGGTCCTACACACGGAGTGAACAGATGGGACAATCAGGGAATGGGATTCACTGGTTCCACTGCTGAACATAGAGGTGACAACTTTGGTGGGACTGGACAGTGGTTAGATTATAGTGATGGACCTGCTGGCTCAAATCAAGATACCACATATTCCACCCCACTATATGCAGAGTTTGAGGCTAGTCGTGCAACTGCAATTGCAGGAGGCGTTGTAAAGATAGACTTTTATAACGCGGTGGAAGATGCAAGAGCAAACTACAACAACTACTTAAGATTTATGATTAAAATAAGAGATGACCAGGATTCGGAAGGTGGGCCTTTGAGGTATCAGTTTATATCAATGCATTCTAGTGAAGCAGACCCTGACAAAAACCTTACAAATGCAGGAGAAGAACCAGATTACGCTCCAAGCATACACATCACATACAGTCGTTAAGAAGATTTACTTCGAGACTCTCTGAGTCTCCTTTGGAATTCTTCATTTACCTGTTTGGTTAGTTCCTTGCCCTCATATGTACCAGAAAGTTTCTTCGTGATTTCTTCACGAAGTTTTTTCTTGGCACCACAACTACTACATCCTTCTTTCTCTTCTACGCCCCCTTGATGCTTGGCTGCAATTTTTTGATTTGCATCAATGACTCTTGGGTCTTTGCCCCAAATTTCCTTAAACCTCTGTGCGTACTCTTCATTCTTGAAGTCAGGTTCGCGTCCTTCGTTGATTCGCAACCACTCAACAACTTCATCCCTTACCTTTGCCTTCACTTCACAAGAGGGACAACCACCACCAGTGGCTTGCTTCGCCAGATTTTCTTCTGTGTTCTTCTGATTCTTCATCCGCTCAGTTTCTTTCTCTGCATCGGACATTTCTGGTCTGATGAGATTTTTATTACTCAACACATCAGCACCAAGAGTCAATTCGATTACCATCTTTCTTTTTTCAGCAAAGTCTTCTGAAATTTTATTTGCTGGCTCATAGTCACTAAATCCAGGCATTCGACGAGGACAGGAAAGATATGGGTGGTCAAGTTTCGTGTATTCTTTTTCTGTTCCATTCAACCAAGTGGTTGCTTTGTCTCCACATCCACACTCGCCGCAATAAAACTTTCCCATCTTTCTATCAGATGCTCGTAAGGCAGGACATACTGGAATGTCATCACCATTACCAAAACAACTAAGAAGGCGAATATCCTTCGTAGTAACATCTACTTTTTTGTCTGTAAGACCCTTTGACCATTTAGCCTTAACGTAATTGGAAATCATACCTAGATTCATTCTTGTTCCTCATAGAAAGTTTTAATGTCGTCGTAGAGTCCCTTGACATAGTTGATTGGTTTCTTAATAAAGATTTGATTGTCCCCGTTTTCACAAGCGACCATAATTACAATGTTCTTAATTTCAATACCAGTCTTCTCTTGAAACATTATAGCATAAGCAGTTGCTTGACGAAA